AGACTGCTAAAATTGCGAAGAAAACGGCCATCGCAAGCACTGTAAAAACCTATACGGCCAAACACAAAGCAGTTGCAGATGCCCTTTATATGCGTAAGTCAGGCAGCGATTTAATATCCCTGGTATTTTCAGGCCCCAAGCTGAGGATGTCTGATTTTTACCTGCGCCCCAATAAGCCAGGCTCAAGCCCGGTCGGCGGTTTGTTTCTCAGAATCAGGCGAGATGGAGGCGGGCAGCTGCCTAAACATTTTGTGGCTAAAATGGACAGCGGACATATCGGAGCGTTTATTAGAATCGATCCGGAAACAAAAAAAGGAACAAAAAGACTTCCGATCTCCCAGGGGTACGGTCCATCCGTTCCATCAATGGTTAAAAATCCTGAGACAATCGACAAGGTTGAAAAAGAATCTGTCAGGACATACGAAGAAATATTCCTGAATGAATTTGACAAGCGGCTTACGAGGCGATCAGGATGATTGAGTTGCTCGAAGCGTTAAAAAGTTTTTCAAAAGCTACGCTCGATGGGATATCGCTTGACAGCAGGGGAGGGGGAACATCCTCCCCTGTTTTTAATGCTCATATCGCAACAGTCACACGAGAGCGACAGGAACCACGCGAGGAAGATTTCCCTTTGATCGTTGTCAGGATCCTGGACTCTGTTGACGAAGGTGTTGATGAACAAAATATCCCTACGGTTGTCACTGTTCAGATAATAATAGGGGTATGGTCTGAAGATATTCATGTCGGAGGATATGTGGACATAATAAACTGTCTGACAAGATTAAGGTCCAGATTGTTGTCGTCCATGATTCTGGCCAAAAAATTTAGGCTAACCGGCAAACTTGAAGCCCATCCGTTCGATGAATTTGCAGACCCCTTCTGGTTTGGTGAAATTATAAGCAGATGGGAGATACAGCATTCTATAGCTGCAGTAATGCCTGGTTCCGACTGGCGCGGTGCATCTTACCCAAGCAGTATCAAAGATGATAGAGGGGTGAAAATATGAAAAAAGCAGACAGCACACCTGTTGTGTCTAAGCAGGTTGTGTACTGCGGACCTACCATTTCCAAAATGGGAATAGTTCAGTTCGCTGTGTTTAAAGGAGGATATCCTGCAAATGTTTCGGCGGCAATAGCCGAATATCCGGATATCGAAAAGCTGATGGTGCCTATAGAGGAGCTTGGTGAATTCCGGATGCAGATTGCAAAAGCCGGGAGTGAGCCGCACAGGCTTTTCCATCAGGTAAGGAATGACATGAAGGGAGGTATGAAATAGTGACTTATAAACACGGAGTATATATAAGTGAAATCCCGACATCACTGCTGCCGCCGGTTGATGTTGACTCGGCAATTCCAGTTTATATAGGAACAGCTCCTTTGCATCTCAGCAGCAGTGGCGCGGCGGATGGGCTTGCTGATAAAGTGAATATCCCCATTCTATGTTACACGTATGAAGAGGCATGCAATGCACTTGGATTTATGCGGGATTCCGGACGATGGGATGACTACACTCTGTCTGAATGTATATACGCTCAATTTTCGTTGTTTGGTGTTGCCCCTGCAATTTTTATTAATGTGCTTGATCCTGCAGATGATAACCACAAAGAAGAAAAGGCCCTGGCATCAAAAACAATTACTAACAAAGCTGTTAATCTCGGAGCTGATGTTATCGCTGAAACTGTAGTGATAAAAGCTACTGCAGAAGGGACAGCTTTGGTGGCCGGAACGGACTATTCAGTTTCATATGACAGCTCAGGAGACTGCATAGTAAATATTCTTACCGGCGGGGCTCTTGCTTCAGCGTCGGAACTGTTTGCAGGTTATACAGTTCTCAAGCCTGATGCTGTCACATCTGAAAATATTATCGGTGGCTATGATGTGACTACCGGAAAATATAAGGGGCTTGAACTGGTAAATCAAATATTTCCCAAATTCAGGCTGGTTCCGGGAAGCATAGTTTCCCCCAAATTCTCTATGAATTCCGGGGTTGCTGCTGTTATGGAAGCAAAAGCAGAATCAATATCCGGCTGCTTTAAGGCAATGGCTCTGATAGATATAAACAGCGGTGAAGGCAGCAATGTATATTCTGATGTTCCATCAAAGAAAAATACCGATAACATGATCAATGCGCTTCAAATTGTATCCTGGCCAATGGCTACGCTTGATTCTGATAAGTTTCATCTGTCAGTTCTGCTGGCCGGATTACTGGGTGCAACGGATGCAGACTGGCAGTCTATTCCTGTTAAATCTCCGTCTAATATGGAGATCCCGATCGACGGCATATGCACTGCAGATGGAACGGCCGTTGATCTTACGCAGGAACAGGCAAACTATCTTAACGGCCAGGGAATAACCACCGCGCTTAACTGGATAAACGGCTGGCGATTCTGGGGCAACCGTACCGCTGCGTATCCTGGCAGCACGGATGTAAAGGATGCCTTTATCCCTGTCCGCCGCATGTTTAACTGGATAAGCAATACTCTGATAACCACATGGTTTCAGAAGGTTGATTTCCCGATAACAAAGCGCAGGATAGAGTCCATAGTAGATTCTATCAATATCTGGCTTAACGGACTCGCCTCGCGTGAATTCCTGATAGGACATCCCTGTGTACAGTTCCTGGAAAGTGAGAACTCTACAGAAGATCTTATGGATGGGATTGTCAGGCTTCACGTAAAAATAACTCCGCCAAGCCCGATGAGAGAGCTCGATTTCATACTTGAATATGATACAGAGCAGCTCAGTACGCTTTTTGCAGCATAGGGGAGGGAAAATAAGTGATCATTCCTGACAAAAACGTAAGTTTTAATGTGTATAACGATTCGCAGACGTTATACGGGATAGCTGAAGTCAGCCTCCCTGATTTTGAGGCCATGGCAGAGTCTATGTCAGGCTCCGGAATTGCAGGGGAATCAGAAATTCCTGTAATAGGACAATTCGGGTCTATGAAAATGTCTTTTAAATGGCGGACCGTGACAAAAGAAGGAGCAGCGCTTCTGGCGCAGAAAGCACACTCGCTTGAACTGCGCGGATCGTGTCAGCGCTACAATTCAGAAGACGGGACTCTGTCCAGTTATCCTGTAAAAATCACAACAAAGGCAGTTCCCAAAAAATATGGACTTGGCTCGTTCAACATCGGTAAATCGTCAGACTCAGAAAATGAATTCGAGATCCTCTATATCAAGGTTACAGTCGATGGGGATGAGGTTCTTGAACTCGATAAATTCGCGTATATTTTCCGAGTGAACGGGACCGATTATCTTGAGTCGGTGCGCAGCGACTTAGGCCTGACAAGTTAGAGGAGCAGATCATGAAAATAACTCTTTCAAAGCCATTTAGTTATGAGGGTAAAGAATATGAGGACCTGACCTTGGACATAGAGAGCATGACAGGAGAAGACCTGGAAGCTGCAGAACGCCTTATAAAGGCGGCAGGAGATGCCCCTGTGGTCCCTGAACTCAGTAAGGCATATCAGGCGATCCTTGCAGCGCGTGCGGCTAAGGTGCCCGTAGAAATGATACGGGCCCTGCCTGCCAGGGATTATTCAAAGGTTACGATGGCAATCGGCAATTTTTTAATGCAATGAATCTAATGGAAAATGGGGTTGATAAGATCAGGCGCGCTGCTCTCTGGTGTGCCTCGTCTGATACTTATACCCCGGTAAGTTATTGGATGAAAATGCCGATATGCAGCCTGGGACAATGGGTTAAAACAATAGAATCGTTCAGAAAGGGGGCGTGACGCGTTGAAGGCTTATGCGATCGCAATACAACTGCAGGGAAAAGTAGAGAGCAGCGTCAACGCGTCATTCCTTTCCGCAGCCGGTTCGATGAGCCGGCTTACGGCCACCGTTGACGCACTTAATGCGGCACAGAATAAAATAACAGGGTATCAAAAACAACGCAGTTCCTTAAAAGACATTACCCAGCAATACAGGGCATCTCAGGCAGAAGCTAAAAAACTAGGATCTGTATATGCCGAAAACTCATCCAAGTTAGAATCATTGAGAAGCATGAAAGTTAAAACTCAGGAATTAAAGGATGAAATTAAAAAGCTG